CCATGAACCCTGTAACAGTATCTACAATACCCATGATGATTGTGATTGGCAAGAACAACTTCCCAAGAACAGAACCAAAGCCAGCTGCGAATTTTGCTATTGGCGCAAAACCTTTGCTTATGATTCCAAATACTTTACCGAATGTCCCACTCTTTCCAAATAGACCACTTATCTTTGAGCCGATATTCTTGAAGAAATCCCCCATCGCTATAAACGGCTTTAGCAACTTATCAATAGGAACATTTTTCGGGGAAAAGGTTTTGGAGAATTTCGACCCAATATCTTTAATGAAGTCTATTGCTTTGACGAATGGTTTGGTCAGGTTTCCCTTGAAGACTTTGTTTAGAAAAGCAAACTCAGCCTTTAACGATTTGAAGAATCCTACTAGCGCAATAACTGGAGCGGCAATGATGCCGAACAGCATCCCAACACCAAGCCCTCCTTTCGTACCCAATCCTTTGAGTCCCGCCAAAAGGTTTTTGCCAAGCCCCGCGATCCCCGCACCCAATTGCTCGAGTAGTCTAGTCTGCTCATCAGCGCGGCGAGCGCCTTCTCTTTCCCCTTCTATAGCCGCTATACCAGCAGCCTTCTGCGATTCCTTGCTTGTCTTTTCAAACGACTCGCCAATAGATTCGCCATTAGAATAAATGCCATCTTTAACCCCGTCCAAACCTTTACGCATGTTGCCAATAAGGTTGGTTTGCGCTTCGAGGGACTCTCTATGAGATTCTTCTGCGGCCAGTTTCCTGATCCTTGAATTTGATGCAGTGTTCTGGACAATATATTTCGCATCAGCGGAAATAGTATCATCTGGGTTCATCTGTTCTTTATTCGTCGCCTTCTCGGCGACTTCTACGAATTCTTTAGTCGTAGCGCCATACTCGTCCAAACTTCTTTTCAGTGAAGCTGCTTGTTCAGCTTGCGCGTCCGCGACTTCTTTTTGTGCTTTGAGTAGGAGAAGTTCATCGCGGGTGATACCAGCTGCTTCAGCTATATTCTCTTCTTGCTTTATTTGGATGCGCTTTTGCCCGACCCAAGATTTGTCAAAAGAGGCACCCAATTTCTTGAAAGGGTTGATCTTATCAATTTGAGCAGAAGCAAATTTATTGAGAGCCACAGACGTTTTCGCGAACGTCTTGTTGCTATCGGCGAAGACTTTCATCTGCTTTGTTAGATTATCTTGAGCGACCACCGCCTTCTGGTCGGACTTCATGGATTCCTCCATAGAAGCCGTGACCAATTTTGGTAGATCGTTTTTGTCTTTAGCCATCTTATTTACTCATTGCTTCTTTCGCATAGAATGCTGCTACAATTGCAGCTACAGATACAAAGTATGTTGGCGCCATAGAGCCGAGCGTATTCGCGGCCTGATCCAGACCAGCCAACGATGCGAGCACTACTGCGAATGGGTACAGTAACATACCACCCAGAGCGAACCAAGCCATTTTCCTCTGCGCGTCACGCATAGCATCAGCATCTTCAAGTTCTTTGCGCTTGAACTCAAGGTGCATCTCCAACTCTTCTTCGGTGATTATTCCGTCGCCATTTACGTCAGCCGCTTCTAATGACGAGCCAGCTTCTATCTTCTTTTCCATAAAACTACCTATTTTGTTTTTGTTGTTCTTCTTGTTCCTCGAGGTAATTTTTCAAAAGTGTTACATATATGTCACGCTCGAACGGGATCATTTCATCTAGTTCTGTCAAACTATAATTGTGGTGCTGCATTAAAGCGAAGTTCAGCTGGTACATGTTAGCCAATGAATCGTGTACCATGCTTACATAAAAAAACTTGTCAAGCCCTCCAGTGTCATAGTATCATCAGTTCCGCATGCCAAGCAGTTCCAATTTATTGTATGCCTCAGCTTTGGGGAAGCTTCAAAAAAGTCTGTGATCTTCTTAAACTGTTCAGAACTCAATTGGTCTAACCACTCGGTCAGTTCTTTCTTGGTGAAGTCGCTATACACGTCATCTGTATCATAGATAAACTCAATACAATCTACGATGAGGCCAAACAGATCTGCCGACGAGCTTACATCCACTCCGTCCAGATCATTCACGCCCGCATATCTCAATTTAAGTCCTATCTGTTCGTTGAGCTGAATCTTTGATTCCGGCCGTTCTTCAGTGACATTGATGGCGTCAATATTAACCTCAACATCCGTGCGATGCATACAATCCCCTGTGGAGTGGCTCATGCGGAGTTCAATCACTTCACCGACAGATTTAGAACGTAGTTTGAGGAATAAGTATTCCACATCAAATGTTGCCAGCTTACTTACGTCCACACCATCTTCTATACAGTTATCGAGAGTGGTGACGATCGCATTCGTAATTTCTTTTTGATCGTTACCCTCAAGAGCCATCAGCAGAATCTTCTCTTCCTTAACTAGGAACGGTCTGTATTTAATCTCTTGCCCAGTTGATGGAATCTTTGTTAAAAATGTAGGCGCTGTTATCGATGGTAAAGCCATAATATTCTCCAGTATAATATAAATAATTTAAAATAAATTTCGTATCGCGGCCACTCGTCCGAGTTTGCCGCCCACAT